TTAAGCTTTTATTTCAGAAGCCTTCTTTTCCTCAACCTGCAACGGCTTACCGTCACCAGTAGTCTTATAAAAAATGTTGCGGTCCATCGCTGTCATTTCGATTGGTAAATAGATTTCACGACCTTTGTACGACAAATAAAAATCTTTCATGTGGTGATGATCTTCAACAACTTTAACGTTCTGTGAACACGGAACCCACTGATCGAGACCTTTGTCATAGCGTTGTGATTCAAAGATTAAACGCATGTTTAATCCTTTCTCATTTGTAGTTAAATCAACGTTAAGTAGCTTTGCTTTGAAAATAATTTGAGACATAAATATGATCCTTATGCGATACGTAATTCACGCTGATTAAAAGTAGAAATTGGTTCAACAAAGTTGCTAGGTACTTGATTTTCGAAATTAATTTCGACAAGTTTAAGAAATGGAATAATGTTGGATTTAGACTCAACATGTAGATTCTGCAAGAATGCTTTTGAGTAACCCGCAGCTATTAAATCAGCCATATATTGGTAGTACTGACGCTCACCATAACGTGTCTTCATAACCTCATAACCGTTCATTTCTAACGCGCAGTAAAAATTGAAGACATTACGAGCCTTAGTAAAACTTTGACGACCTTTAGGTGTCACAGTGCCAAAAACATTACAGAGATTTTTAAATACAGTATCGTGGTCAGTAGCTTTCATGGCTGTACCCTCTAGGGCTTTAAATAACTGAGCGTTTGCTTTAATCCAGATATCACGTAAAAAATTAGGGTTAGAGCGTTGATAACGAATAAGTTCAAATAAATTAGTCGGAATACCGAGTTCTTTCATAACGTAGGCTTTAATGCCTGTTTCAAATCGCAAGAGACCTTTAACCCACTGCTGTAAATCTGGATCTGACATAACAGCTACAACACGTTGAGCACATTTATCATTTGCCTTAGCAAGCTTAATTTGCTCTTCAAGTTGAGACTGAAATTCAGCAGATTTACCGTAAACTTTACGGGCAAAACGTTTACAACGTTCAGAACCGTAATAATTAGTGTTCTTATAAGTAACTTGCTTGGTTGATTTACGGATATGTTGAGTAGTTACATTACGTAAAAAGTCAATAGCATCAGCGACTTGGTTATCATCACGTAAACGTGCTGAATAAGTAGCATCTAACTGTTTAACTTCCGTTTCACCAATGGCCAACATACCGTAAAGTGTTGGATGCGACTCAGCCAGATAACCAAGCATTTCAAGCGCACCCTGCTCTATCCAATCCGATCCATACACATTGTGCCCTTGCAAAATCTTCGCAGGACTAGCTTTAAGTTCAACATAAGGATAAGTACGGCCCTCATGAAAGAACTTAAAAGCCATCTTCGTATAAGAAGTCGGAAGTTTAGAATATGCATGATTTAGAACCTGATGTTTAACGTTCCCATCTTCGTCTTTGAATACATCGTAAGAGCCAACTCTTAAACCAAGGTCTAGCAGATCAAAACCAAATACACAGTACCGACCTTCGCTATCGATATCGACTAGCGAAGCATCAACTGGTATGTGCATCACGATTTTGTCTAACATTTCCCCACCATGTAAACATGCATGCATAAATGCAATGCAGAGAATTTACCACAGTGATACACGCATGCACAATACATGCATGCAAAAATACATGTATCATTTTCTACATTCTAGGATTTGGGAATTACGATATGGTACAAAGCGTTAGGCTTAACGACAAAGAGCAAGAAGAATTAAGAAAGAAAGCTGTTGAATTAAACAAGGCATTAATTGCTAAAGGTCAACAACCTATTCGAGACAGTGAGTTGGTTCACATTTTAATTGAAAGTGGATTGGATCTTGTAGAAATTAGTAACAGCGGTAAGTTACACATACCCAAATAAGTAAAAAACTCCCAAATTCGGGAGTTAAGTCCACACTAGAAACAGAAAAAGTGCAAAATTCCGCAGTTAAGTCCACACTAGAGAAGGTGGACTTTTTTTGCCTCCAGAGGCTGCTCCCTCCTCCTCCGCCTCCTCGTTCCTCGTCGTTGTCGTCATCGGTCACCGCCTGAGAATACGCATAATGAGCACTGATGTTAAATGCCTTGCGAGTGCGTATAGAAATGGTCGCCTCATTGACAAAAAACCCCGCTAACGCGGGGCTTTAGTCAATGAACAAGGCAAGTAACATAATGCCGTATTATGCGAACTCTCAGAGCTTAATTATTTGACTTCATTTTCATCAATTGGGTCATCGCCTCGTAGAGCAGACCAAGTATAGTAATAGCTCATAACTACAAAGAATATGCTAAGAACTATAATCCCAAAAATTTGCCAAGCTGCCATATTTTACTAACCCCATTAAAAATCAATTATAAAATCTCTTGTTCCGTACCCATGAAACAAACGTAAATGCTTCACCAATTGACCAAATTGTAATGTTCTTCCGCAATACTGGCATTGAGTGTAAGTCGATATATTATCACGTAAAAAGCCGTAGACTACGCCTTGCGACCCCTGCGCACAGCTTCGGGGACTCGCAATTCCCCTGAACGACTTTTTATTGTTACTGCTACGGTAGAACATATAGACGGTCTTTAGTAATCAAAGAAGAAGTTTTTCAAATTAAGCCTTGTGCTTTAGCTGCCTGATATTTAGCAATAAATTCAGCGTCATATTCTTGAGTCTGGGGCTGATTAACTACTTGATGTACTTGCTGAGGTTGATTGATAAAACCTTGTGATTGAGGCTTAAAGTAGTTGTAAGGGCGATCATTATCTTCTATCAGTTTTTTACAATCAGATTGGCTAACATCACGCAAAATAGTCCCTTGCTCAGTGTATGCAACATATCGGGAACCCTTCTTCATACAACCAGAAAAAACGGGCTTTGACGTAATCTCATAGCTAATTTGACTAGCATCAACATCATAAGGCTTATTAGGATTGTACTTAACAGAAATAGACTGCATGTCATTCTGTGTTTTCATTAGGTTTTCCTGATCTCTCTTAGCTTTGTATTCAGGGTCTAAACCTTCCTTACACATCTCAGCAGACCAACCGAGTTGTTTTACACATTCATCTACCTTCTTTTGCAACGGATCGGCAGCTTTAGGAATCTCTGCTTTAATTGTTTTAGGCTCTTCTTTTTGCGAATCTTGTTGCTTTATATAGAAATAGCCAAATGCACCTATTGCAAGAATTAGCATCCAAATCCCTTGTACCATTTTTGCAGGCAATTTAATTTTGCCATGAGTATCAGCACCACCTTTTGACGAGGTATACATGCTGAATAAATGTTTTGGGTACGTGAATGTACCAGTATCTTCTGCATCTGCTTTAACTGACTTAGTATTCGGGTTCAACTGGTGATACTTCCATAACCACCAAGTTGCCATTTTCATACCCATTGGGCGATGCAAGTGATAATGCATCCCCACCATGTCTAAAACGTCTGCATTCAATAAACGTGGGGCTTGAGTAATGAAAATAATATCCAAAAACTCAGCATGTCTGTGCGTCTGTAAAAACTCTACTTCTGGATGGTTTTCATTCTTAACCGGATGCTTATATTTTTTTGAAAAGTGGCTGATCTTTTGAGCTTCATCAATCACAACTAAAGATCGTGCCGGATAGTCTTCAAAACTAGACTTTAAAGGTTGTGCAGTGTCTAGTTTTAACCCTTCAATATTTGAGAATATATTCCACGGTTCTGCCTCATTTGCACGTGCAAATATCTCTTTGACAGCCCATAAAGTTTTACCCGAGCCAGGTGTGGCAGTAATTAAATAAATCATTATTTTTTATCCTAATTCTTCGAAAGTGCAAGTGAAGAACTTGCAATAATTGCTCTAGCAATAAATGCCGAAAAAATAATTGAAACGCATTTATCTAGACCAGCTACCCCAACAAGACCAGCTAGATTTCCGACCGCAAAAAAGTCAGACATAAAGCGATCTAATAAATAATTAACGACCGTTAAAACAATCGTAGAAGACACCAGAGAAATTCCCGCACCTGCTAGTAAACGTCTAAGAAAACCCGAAGCAAGAATTTCACCTATAAACTTGAATAAATTACCCACCTTTAGCCGCTCCTATAACGATATAAGCTGCATAGATGTACGAACATGCAATCAATGCAGGTTTAGCCAATTCAAGGATTGAGCAAACAGGTTGAAGGCTTAAAGAAAATGATGTTGTAACACCAAGCACACTAATGGTTTGAGGCTCAGGCGTAGGACATTTATCATCTACAGAAAATCTATTTGCATTAAATACAGAGAAATCAAAAGTACGTTTATCTTCTGTATTAATCTTAGTTTCATCTGCTGTGTAAGGCTTAGTTTCTCTATTAAGCCAGTCATCCCATTTCTGGAACTTCTCAACGAATAACTTAGGGAAATTAATTGCAGCATTAGCAGCCTGACATACTGATGGCGCCCAATCGCAGAACACTGGAAAGTTAATTGTTATGTCAGTCGGTGGCGCTTTAGGTGCTGTAGGATCATCGGGATTTGCTTGAGGTACGGCTTGCCCCTGAGCAGTATTCGAAGTCGGAATAGCTTGTGAGTTATTTAACTGATTAGTTATATCTGTAGCAGGAACAATCTGTCTTTGTTCATCTTCAAGTGCAGTATCAGCAACAGATGAAACATATGCTTTTGCATCAGATTTTTCAGAAACTGCATCTGAAATTATCTGAGAACCAACAGCATCGTAGGGCAATGTTTTTTTATTGTTTTCAGGTGAATAATCAGAATTCGTAAGATGATTTACTGAAAACCATGTAGTTGAAGATTCACCTGTTTTCTTGTGAATACGGCTAAATGTACAAGTACCTGAATAATAAAATGCACTGGTAATGTCTGATGGATCTTTTCTTGAACAGCTTACTAATGAATATGATTTATAAATTTCATCTGTAGATTCAAGATAAGGTTTTGCTAAATTAGCAGCAGCTTCAAGTCCGCACGCTTTATATGAAGGACCCGCACTAACAATATAAGAATAAAAAAGACAGTTGGTAGGATTATTTCTATCGTAATAAATGACCTGATTGTTTGCAGGGTCCATCACATAATCAACTGCACCGATTAATGCTTTAATCGCAAGATCAACAGCTAAAACAGCACCTGTTCTTGCAATCATTTTACCAACTTGAGATGCAACAGGTGTAATTGCAGCAGTTCCCGTAGCTGCATAGTTCTTACCATTTAAAACTACGTTTTTTGTCCCGTCATAGAATGTGGTTGCACCTTGTACAAGTCGTTTAGTTACAGACCAACCTTCACCCGCAACAGTAGTCGCATTTGCTGCCTGTAAAAAGATGAAGTTAGGTGCAAGTGCAACCAGTAACGAGAGCAAAAATATATTTATTCTGTGGATCATAGTTATTTCCTGAATAGCAAGTAAATGACTACCGTCATTAAGATCAAGTAAAAGAAACCAAACGACATTTAAGACCCCCTGAAACAGATTCGGGAGCCGAAGCTCCCGATCTTATTAATACCTATTAGGTACGATTGAATGCTTGTTTTACATAGCCCCAAACGACCATAGTCGCTTGCGGTACGATCTTAGCTGCACCAATTACCCCAATTACTGCTACAGCACCCCCAATAACGGCAGTACCTGCTGAAACGTCTAAATCCGCAGCTAAAGCAGCGTTAGACAATGCAGCAGTACCTACAGCAAGAACTACCTTCTCAGAAGTAGTTAAAGGACGTTTAGCTTGTTGGTTTTGGTTTTTTTGTTCCATGGTTTTTACCCCTTTTTAAACATGTCGCTAACCATATTGGCTACCCAAACGCTAGCGAACACTACTAGTATTTGACTGAGCAAAACATTTGCATCAGTCACGGAAATGTTCAAAAGATCGAAATCCTCTTTTGCAACATATGTGACACACGTTGTCTGATTGTTTACTTGTGCAATCTCTTTACAAACGTATGTCGTCATTCTTATTACCCCTACTAAAAGAGCCACTGGCCACGCTTAAAAAAGCGTTCCCCAAAGCCAGTGGAATCCTATTTACACTTATAAAAATGGATGCAATAACTTGAGTGTTTTGTAAACTCTGCACCGCACTTCTTGCATTTATAAATGTAATCTGTCATAGTTAATTACACTTAAGTTATTGATTTAATTGACATATTATACATTATACGTCATGTTATATATGCAAGCCTTTGATACTATTAAGCTTTTATTTCAGAAGCCTTCTTTTCCTCAACCTGCAACGGCTTACCGTCACCAGTAGTCTTATAAAAAATGTTGCGGTCCATCGCTGTCATTTCGATTGGTAAATAGATTTCACGACCTTTGTACGACAAATAAAAATCTTTCATGTGGTGATGATCTTCAACAACTTTAACGTTCTGTGAACACGGAACCCACTGATCGAGACCTTTGTCATAGCGTTGTGATTCAAAGATTAAACGCATGTTTAATCCTTTCTCATTTGTAGTTAAATCAACGTTAAGTAGCTTTGCTTTGAAAATAATTTGAGACATAAATATGATCCTTATGCGATACGTAATTCACGCTGATTAAAAGTAGAAATTGGTTCAACAAAGTTGCTAGGTACTTGATTTTCGAAATTAATTTCGACAAGTTTAAGAAATGGAATAATGTTGGATTTAGACTCAACATGTAGATTCTGCAAGAATGCTTTTGAGTAACCCGCAGCTATTAAATCAGCCATATATTGGTAGTACTGACGCTCACCATAACGTGTCTTCATAACCTCATAACCGTTCATTTCTAACGCGCAGTAAAAATTGAAGACATTACGAGCCTTAGTAAAACTTTGACGACCTTTAGGTGTCACAGTGCCAAAAACATTACAGAGATTTTTAAATACAGTATCGTGGTCAGTAGCTTTCATGGCTGTACCCTCTAGGGCTTTAAATAACTGAGCGTTTGCTTTAATCCAGATATCACGTAAAAAATTAGGGTTAGAGCGTTGATAACGAATAAGTTCAAATAAATTAGTCGGAATACCGAGTTCTTTCATAACGTAGGCTTTAATGCCTGTTTCAAATCGCAAGAGACCTTTAACCCACTGCTGTAAATCTGGATCTGACATAACAGCTACAACACGTTGAGCACATTTATCATTTGCCTTAGCAAGCTTAATTTGCTCTTCAAGTTGAGACTGAAATTCAGCAGATTTACCGTAAACTTTACGGGCAAAACGTTTACAACGTTCAGAACCGTAATAATTAGTGTTCTTATAAGTAACTTGCTTGGTTGATTTACGGATATGTTGAGTAGTTACATTACGTAAAAAGTCAATAGCATCAGCGACTTGGTTATCATCACGTAAACGTGCTGAATAAGTAGCATCTAACTGTTTAACTTCCGTTTCACCAATGGCCAACATACCGTAAAGTGTTGGATGCGACTCAGCCAGATAACCAAGCATTTCAAGCGCACCCTGCTCTATCCAATCCGATCCATACACATTGTGCCCTTGCAAAATCTTCGCAGGACTAGCTTTAAGTTCAACATAAGGATAAGTACGGCCCTCATGAAAGAACTTAAAAGCCATCTTCGTATAAGAAGTCGGAAGTTTAGAATATGCATGATTTAGAACCTGATGTTTAACGTTCCCATCTTCGTCTTTGAATACATCGTAAGAGCCAACTCTTAAACCAAGGTCTAGCAGATCAAAACCAAATACACAGTACCGACCTTCGCTATCGATATCGACTAGCGAAGCATCAACTGGTATGTGCATCACGATTTTGTCTAACATTTCCCCACCATGTAAACATGCATGCATAAATGCAATGCAGAGAATTTACCACAGTGATACACGCATGCACAATACATGCATGCAAAAATACATGTATCATTTTCTACATTCTAGGATTTGGGAATTACGATATGGTACAAAGCGTTAGGCTTAACGACAAAGAGCAAGAAGAATTAAGAAAGAAAGCTGTTGAATTAAACAAGGCATTAATTGCTAAAGGTCAACAACCTATTCGAGACAGTGAGTTGGTTCACATTTTAATTGAAAGTGGATTGGATCTTGTAGAAATTAGTAACAGCGGTAAGTTACACATACCCAAATAA